GATGTGGCGATTCCCAATAAGGTCAGTACTCGATAATTCATGTTAATAATTTCTTGGATGTCTATTTCTTTCATAATTTTTGTATAACCTCAAATTCAACTATTTTTACGGGAAAACCCATGATTTCATTTTTTAATCCCACTGGACTTACCATGCGAGATTCAAATCTGGATAGGTTTCGTCTTAGGTTTACCCATTGTATTTTGGTAAGCATGATGCCAACTTTTGATTCGTCAGTGATGCCAAGGTTATGTAATTCTGCTCTTGCTTTGGCGAAATCTTCAAAGTCGGGTGACTCAACATTCATGGTTATAAAGATTTGAAAATTATTCATCGGAAATTTACCGGGCGCATAGAGCCTAAATTACGCTTAATACCATCCAAAACTTTTTGATAGGAATCGGCAACAATGTGCATTATCTCTGTTGCGCTTACTTCGTGATGACCTGTTTGCAGGTAAACATCAATATTTTTAATAGCGAGATTGACCATATTGAAAAGTGAAATTTCCATAAAGTCATGGATGCCGCCGCGTTTAGCGTGATCGAATTTTGCTAGAAAATCCTTTAGAAATTGATGGGCATCTAATATTTGTTGCTCGGGTGGGAGCAAATTAGTGCTTTGCTGTTTGGTTAATTCATTCATTTCGTGTTCCTTGTAAAATAACTTCTAACAATTGCCTACATCTTTTAACTGCCATAATGTAAATATCAGCCATTGCTATAAAGTCTGGTTTGTCTTTTGCAGTATCTAATGATGCTTTTATTTCACATTCAGTAAGCACGTGAAACATCTCTAAAACTGTTTCTTTATATTCGGTCATGGAACAATCTCGTATATGTCCCAATCATCAGCGTTTAAAGATTCTGGGCTTAATTCCACATTCAGTTCTTCAATCGTTTTAGCAGACGATATCAAGCGCATTCGGCTATTATTTTTAATCCATTCTTTGCGGCCGAGGCATTGTGTGGATGTACTAAGTCTTAAAGCATCTTCAAGTTTCATTTCTAATCCTGTTTTCAAAAAGTATAATAAACAGTTTGGCAAGCGCATCCGCTTGTTTTTGTTCATCGATAATATGGTCAGTTAAATTATTTGTTATCCGATAAAAATAACCGCCACTACGATCAACCATTTCAGTGACAATATTCAGATAACCCATTTCTTCTAAATGGTCGTAATTTTTTTGAAATATAATTTCGCTTAATTCTGAAACTGTAAATGCAGAAAATCCGTCTTTCATATCTAAATCTACGTGCGGACTATATTGCTCGTAATATTTGCAAAAGATATATTGATGACCGTTTCCCGGAAATCTATAAAATAAACTATCTTGTTTTACGCCAAGCTCTTTTAATTGCTTGGCAAACTCTAACGAACATATTTGGTTTGGTATGCTCACGATGCCACTCTCCCTTAAACTTACAACTTGGGCATTCCCAAGGAATAATTAAATCGTCATCTTCATAGGTGCAGGTTACATCCACTTTATGGCTACGCTGACCCATACACCATGGACAGATAAAATTTAATGTTTTCATTTGTGACAAATCTTATTAAATTTACACATTTTGCATTGAAACCAAAGTGGTGAACCATTTATCTTTCGCGGTGCAACTTCAGCCTGTGAAACCATTAATGCTTTTTCACGTAGCTTTTGATAAAACACCTCGTCAAACGTGACAAGTTCATCGGCAATGTCACTGCTATCTTTGTTAAGCACAACGATGTATGCGGTATGTATGCCGCTCATTCCCATGTACGATTGTATTTGTGCGTAATATTGTGGGTTCCACGTTCGCAAACCTTTCTTAACAAAAATATTATAACTTGCGTCTTTAGCGGTTTTAATTTCGATAATGGCAAACGCTTTACCTTTCTTCATCCATACCGAGTCAAGATGGCCTTTGAAAAAGGGCATATCCTCAGATACAAGATCATCCCATGTTCGTACAATTTCAACGCCAGCCTCACTTAACCAATCCAGTATCAAGCCTTCAAGGTGACGACCAATCGCCCATGTTCGACGTGTTTTGGTTGGCACTTCCTCCGCTTGATAGCCTTTAAATTCGTACCAGATTTGGCGCAAACACTCTGCGCCAATTCCTGATGCTCCAATGTAATCCCGGGTTCGTTTATCATCCCGGGATTGCACTTTCTCTATTTTTTTACTTAATACATTTTTACTCACTGCTTACACCTCTAAAATGGAACGTCGCTTGTGTCATAAACAGGCGGCGAACTATTATTAAATGCGCTTTCCATTGGCGCATGACTTGTTGAATAGCTACTTACCGCTGCCTTTGCAACTACGGTTAATCCCGCACCCGTTTCACTTTTAAAGTCTTTGGATGGGTGTACTTCGGCAACCCAATTATATTGGCGACCGTTATCGTTTGGCTCTGTTTCACGAATTTTCAAACCGGCGATCTTACCAGAAAAACTAGCTAGGTCTTGGTCTGTTGGTGGGTTCGTGTGCTTAGGCTTTACGTTGAATAACTGATAAAGCAACTTAAGCATATTCAAAGCACGATGACGTGTTTTCATGGGGTCTTTATCGTATTGGTCACCACCATAGACTTTCAATTTTTGTTGCACTTTCTGGCCTCTAAAATCACCATCCTGTAACACCCACTCGATATTCAGATATTGAAATCCTGTATCTTTGTGTTTTTGGTTGGTGAAGCTCTCGATTTTAGCGAGAGCCTTAGTGCCGTCTGGAATTTGCGTAAACTGTTTTGCAAACGCATCTTCGGATTTACCTGTTACTTCGCCTAACTCTGATTCCCAAAAGCTCATGATTATTTTTCCTCACTTAATTGATAAAAGGGTATATATTCTTTAATAGACTCAAAACTCATCTCCATTTCCATTGGCATATTGAATCTATTTTTGCTTATATGAGCGTCAGAAACGCCGCTCAATATAATTCTGTCATCAGTACTCGAAATAAGGCTCCGTCCTGATTCTGTAGTGTTAACAAAAGATTTCAGTTTGCAGAAAAATACTGCATCAACATCGTCAATATATACTTCACGACTCTTGTCATGGTTCATTACAATTGAGTAACGATCATAATCATCAAGGTCAGGTGCTTTGTATTTTGTAGTGGTCAAATGCCCTATATAAATAACGGTTACACCTTTCTTTTGAAAATTATCTAATATGCTTTTAACATAACGATGCTCTTGTTGCGCAGCTTGAAAACCTGCTCCGTATCCTCCGCAAGCAGAGTTTAAAGAGGGTGGCTTTCCTGTTTTTGATGCTTTCTCACTTCTTAAAATTTCATTCACTATCAACTGGTCTAGCTTTGAAATACTGTCGATAATTAATGTTTTAAAAGGTGGATTATCAATAGCCGCTAATTTAGTAATACCTTCAATAAATTTCTCGTAAGATTTCACAACACCTATGTAGTCAACGTTGTTAATGGAACATTCCTCTGTTAAAAAAAACAGAGGATTTGGAAATTGACTAGCTAGTGTTGATTTACCAATCCCGGGTGTTCCATAAATTGTGATTCGTGGAGCAACGGGAACCGATTTTTTTACGAAACTCAAAATATTGTTTTCTTCTATAATTTTTTTCGCGTTCATTACAATCTCTCCTTGATAGTGACGCTAGCCTTCCCGGGCTTCTTATCAATTAATTCTGCGAGCGCATCTTTCACTTTCTTGGGCGCAGTTGCCATGTATTTGTCGCATAGCCCTTTATCAATTGAATAAGCTACCGATTCCTTAATCGGATTATAATTGTCTGGCAGTTGAATGCTTCCTGATTCATACAACTTTTTGTTGAGTGCGTAGGTGATTGGTGTTTTAATCTCTACCTTCCACGTATCATATTCATATGTACGTTGGCCTTCATGATTGTGACTCATGCCCGAGATAATCATGTCGGTTAATTCTTCTTTGCGTAAGGTAAGCTTTGCTAATTGCTTGTTTACCTTCTCCAATTCCCTGATGTGTGCTGCTAGACCTTGAAACTCAATCATATTAAAAGCTTGCATATCATTTACCTCTTTACTTTATGTAGTGCGTCGGTATTGACGTAGAGCCAGTTTATTTCAAGTCTTGTCCTATGTCAACACTTGTCGTATACTATTTTTGAAATATTTAATAAGGGAGGAGGGCCGCGAGGTGAAACCTATTGATGTGAAAAACTATTATGGCAGCCAGTACAACTTTAGGAAGCTGACGAAAATGTCATCGTCTACCTTGGGTAACTGGCTTAAATGGGGCTTTGTCCCAGAGGACGCTCAATACAAACTTGAGCGATTGACTAAAGGTGATTTGAAAACGGAGTGGACGAAGGGTGAGTGAGATACAAAGAGTGATTGAATTAAGAAATGCTATAGAAGAACTGTGTTTATTAGTTGATGAATTTGCTAATTGTGACCTCACACCTAATACACCTATGTACAACTTTCAACAATCGATGATTGCTAATGTTAAACGCTTCAGAGGACAAAAAGATGACGACGGTTCGAGCCAATAAAGAAGAAATGATTGAGATAGCTTTTTATGAATTGAAAAGTGAAATAGTGAAATTGATGTTTGATTTCACTAAAAGGTACGCCAGTAACGACGAGCATAGTTTATACCCCGAAGTGGGTCGCATTTTGGTTGACGTATTAACTGCGTGCTTATCTGAGGCGCAATACCAAATCGAAGGGCATAACCCATTCACGTCTAAGCAAATCGACCATATTTGTTATCAGATTGGTGATTGGTATTTGATGATGAAGCCTTTGCTTGAGGGGCAACATAACCTTGGGCATATGAAAGAAAAGCTTAAATTGATGATTTGTGGGGATGAACGATGAAAAAACCATCAACTAAACTATATTTTTGCATAAAGTGTGTGAATGGTGGTGTGTCACCGGAAAAAATAGAACATAAGGATTGCTCTATGCCTTTTAAGATTGTCCAAGCGACCGTTACATTCGATTTAAAACGTACCCGATGGGGTAGGTTTGTTCATTGGTTTTGGTCATTGGATATGAGCTATTGGTTGTCTTTTACGGGAGGGGTAATACTTAATTCCATTTTGGTTCCACATTTGAATTTAAGTTTTTCAACTTCTTTGCTGGAATCATTTTGTGTTGGATGTTTATTAATTGGAGTATTGAGGGAAAGAAAATGACGAAACCATTAAATAACCTGCATGAAGCTAAACAAAGCATGAAGGCTAATATTGAATTTCTTGAAGCGGTACTTGGCCATTTGAAAGGCACAAACCAATTGTTGAGAAATCGTGCGGTATGGGCAGCATGGTGTTTGCATCGATATATCAACGACCACTTGATTGGTGACATTAATGAAGCCATGAAGGTTCACGCTCCAAAGGAAGGCGAGCATGTGCAGTAGACTATCGGGTTTCATGAAAGACCTAAAATCCTATTACAAAATCCTACTTTGTCGATTTAATGGCAAACATCGAGTTGAAATCGTCCATTTGGGGGCTGAAAGACTACAAGGTTGTAGGAAATGCGACTTATGGCGTTATTTGGATAGGTAAGTTAAGATGACCCCATGCTAAAGCTCGAAACTTTAGCATGGAGCTGGCATTGGCCGGTGATAGTTTACCGTGAGATTGGCTGCCCACGATAAACTAGAGGTATAGTATCTAGGGAGCAGTCAAAAATCAAAGGAGATTTAATGGACATTGACATACATTCAAAGGCCATACATTTACTGGAAAAGATCGCTAATTCGGTACATGAACGTGACCCTAAGAATCCGAATTTATTATGCTTCAGCACGGCTGAGGTACAATTGGTTGAGAAATGGCTAGAAGAATTTATACAAGAAACACAGAAATGAAAAAGCCCGTAAGTGCTGCCACCTGCGGGCTTTTTTACATCTTGGACTTAGTAAGGAAATCACAATGAATTCGAGATTTAATATAACATGGTTTATATGGGATGGGTAGCACTGAAGCTGGCGGCGTCCCTGCCAGCAAAATATGAAAGGTAAATGTGAAGTTTGGCGACGTAGCATTTACAACAGGTGATTAAATACTCAACAACATCAATGTACGAGAGCATCTTTAAACCATACACAAGGGTCATTATAGCATGTCAAATTTAAAAGAAAACACTTCGCTTTCATCCCGTCGCCTATTTTCACGTCGCAAAATTACATACGGAATTGTTAGATTTGCTTAGGAGAAGGAACTATGTCAGTCGAAAAATATATCATCACGAAAGAAGATACCCATTTTTCAATAATCCCAAATCAT